CAGGTGTTGGCGGAGCTGATTCACAACCAATTACTGACATTAATCTCTAATGCCAAGATTTAGAGTCAATATAGCTCCAGGTGTCTCACAAATAATGGACGCACAGACAGAGGACGAAGCAAGAAAAAAAGTAAGAGCAGAAATGGCTAAAGGTGCTGTATCGCCATTTTATGATGAGCTTTACTTTGATTATGAGACCGGGGTTGATCTTAAAAATTTACGACAAAAGCTTGGTAGAGCAGAAATATCAAGAGATAAAGAAGATCCATACAAAGAACAAAATAAAATACTTGACGACCTTATGATTAAGGTTCAAAAATCAAAATCTCCTATACAACAAGAAGACATTATGGAAAATAATGTAGGCACTGCTGGATATGTTAGAAACACTAAAGGACAACTTGCCTTAACTCCTTATGGTTTAGAGTTACTAGGGCAACCAGTTCAAACAAGAAAATTACAAGATGGATCAACAATAAATCTTAATACAATAATTGATGAAAATGCCTTTAATCTTCGTACTGGTGATTTAGCAGACTTAAGTGGTATTGCGGGGCCTATTTTGGCTACTGTAGCTGCATTTATGCCACAAACTAAAGTATTAAAATTTGTGACATCTGTACTTGGTGGTAGAAAACCATTGGCTAACACTCTTACAGCAGGTATTGCTTCTTCTGCTGGTAAAGGTGCTGAAGAGTATCTTGATGCAATAGAAGGATTTCAATTACAAGATCGTGATGAAATAGGTGATTTATTAACAGAAGAATTTGTTATTGGGTCTATTGGTCAAGGTGTGTTCGGTGAAATACCAGCAAAAGTATATAGAATGTTTTTAGGAAAAAGAGCGCCAATTGAAGATCAAAGAATTGTATTTCAAATGGCTAAAAATAGAAGTTGGAATGATGTGCAAAAACTTGATGAGAATTTAGGCAGAGAAGCTACAGAAAAAGAAATAAAAAAAGCAATTAAAACTGGCAAAGTTAAGCAATTTGATTACAAGTATTCTCGTGGTGCTATACCATCTCAAACGACACTTGGAAGAATGTTGCCTGGTAAATATCAAGCAATTGCTGAGCAAGTTATTGGTGACAACAGAGCTGTTGCTAATGCAGCAGCACTAAGATCGGAGTTAGATTACATTTTAACTGGTATAAAAAAAGAAAGAACTGCATTAAATTCTTACATTTCACAATCATCAAAAGAAGGCTTAGACGAATCAGTAAATTCTGCATTACAAAAACTTAGACTTGATGAAAAAGATGTTACGACTGCTTTAAATAAATTACTCAAAGATATTGGAGCTGATGTTCTAGAGGTTAGTAATTACGGCAATGTACCTTCTAGATTTGCATTTGGTGAAACACTTAAAGACACGCTAGGCTCAGCAAGAAGTGCAGTAACACGAGCAAGTGGGGAAAGATATAGAGCTGTAGATCAAAAGTTTTTAGATATAGCAAGTCCAGATAATGTCTCAATTGATGGGCGTGGTAATCCAGTGTTTACAGGGCCGAAAACAGAAACGGAAGCTAATAAAGCAAGGGTCGTAAACAAGGCTATAAATGGGGTTATCCTCAAGCATGTAAGAGTTGCTCAAGATCTTGTGACTGCATATAAAGAAAGCGGTAATTTTTGGAAACTAAAACAACCAGGGCAAGAAATATCTGGTGGTGTTGTAGAACAGTTAGACGGCATTTTATTAAGCATGTCACGAAGAGCAGATGCTGCTGTTAGAGGTGAGTCTCCTGGTATTAACCTAAAAGAAATTAGGAACGACATTAGTAATATAAGAGACTTTACAACAGAAACGCTTTCAGCATCACACGAAAGAAAGCTGCTTACTGACGTTATGAGAACTCTTGATGACTACAACGCGAAAGGCGGTATAAGTCTTAACAATGGCGATAGTATTTTAACTGAACTAGCACAAGATGGTAATAAAGTAATATCTCAAGCTTTAGCAAATTCTGGATATAGATTAATGCCTAAAGATGCATTGGTGATTAAAAGAGCGGTAGATGATCTTAGAGATGCTAACAAATTACATTTTGAAAGAATGGAACCTTTTGATACATTAGAAATGGATAGACTTATATCTAATGCAAGGAAAGGGTCTACAAATGCAGACAAGGTTTATAAAGAAGCAATATTAGCTGGTAGCAATACACAACTAAATAATATATTTAAAGGCTTGCGTGGCTATGATGAATATTTAGAAAAAATTGGAAAAACTAAATTAAGTTCAAGTGGTCAAAAAATGACTACTGAAAATTCTTTAAAGGCACAACTTAAAAATAGACTCTTTGCAGATGCGTTTCAAAGTGCAACAAAAGATGGTTTAACAGATATAGACTTTACTCAATTTGCAAGATCAATGTTAAAGTTTGACTTAGAAAATGTTGGTAAATTCGATTCATTATTCACCAATTCAGCTACTGGAGTAGGTTCTGGTACACGTGTAAGGGAAACTATTAATCAATTAAATATGATTAGCCCTAACTTAAAACCTCAAGATCTTAAAAATTTAGTTAATAACTTTACTGTTCAAAATGCTAAACAAGGTTTAAACGCAGAAGCCCAAGGCAGAGCTTTTATTGGGGGATTAGAGGAATTAGCAAAAACTTCAGAAAAAAGAGCAAGGTTCCAAGCAAATAGGGCCATATCAGACTTACCACAAGCAGGAATAGAAGAAACAGTTACTAAAATATTTAGACGTGGATCTTCAGAAAATATTAGATTGCTTAAAGAAACTCTAAAAGATAGGCCTGAGGTATTTAACAGTATTCAGCAAGCTAGTATGCAAAAGCTTTTAGCTAAATCTATAGACTTTAATGGTAAAGGTAAAATTACTGATTTATTTAAACACCAAAATTTAAAAACAGCATTGGATAGTTATGGTGATGAAACTCTTGAAGCCATGTTCGGAAGAGACGTTGCTAAAGGTTTGAGAAATTTCCAAAGAGAAGTTGACGTATTAACTAAAGGCGAGTCTGGTAGAAGTGGAGGAGCAGGAGGGCTGATTGCTGCTGGTATAGCTGCCAGTATTGTTTTTGCTCCATTGGCAACTTTACCTATATTATTCAGTTTAGGTATAGTTAGAGGCTTGTTTACGAATAGGGCCTTTGTAGCTGCTATGGCTAAAACTGACCAAGGTTCTATTGCAATTGCACTTAGATTATTTAACACAGCAATCAGACAGGCAGGATTAAGATATGTAGACGGTGAGTTAGTTCCATTTGCTGAAGGAGCTGCTAATTTGATTGATAAAGGTGTAAGCAAAACTGCTACTGCTGCTGGTTTTACAGGTAGTGATGTGCAAGGACAGGCCGGTCAAGGTCTTAACATGTTTCAAAAACTTAGAGAGCAAGTAACCGCACCTATCAGCACATCACAGATGCAGTTACCAGATGTTCAGTCTACCGGTTTACCTGATGATCCTATGTCGCAAGAACGACTAGACTTTGCAGAACAGGTTGCTGGTAGATCAATAATCTAATTATCCTCAAAGAAAGTAGGATCTACAGCGACAAACCTTTTAGCTGGTCTTCCCTTACCGCCCACTTTGATCTCAACCTCTTGTATCTCACCTGCATTCTTAAGCCTCTCAATAATCTCTTTCACTTCATAAGACTTCATGCTACGGAATAGTTCGTGTCTGTCTACCTCACGTTTAGAGATACCTTCTCCATTCCTAGATCTAATAAATGATAATACTTGTTTGATCTTAGACTCGGTTGCACTACTCGCCACCTTGTCTCTACAGGCTTCAATAAACAATAAATCGTAGTATCTTATAAAATCTACAGCCCAACGTGTTACATCCCCTGTAATCGTCTTAGCGTCTGCATTGGTTGCAAGAGTGCATAACAACGATAAACGCATAGCCTTCTCTTTAGAACGGCTTAGAAGAGGCTCTAGGTTGTCTTTTTCTAATATATCCTGTCTTTTAACTATCTCTCTTGCAAAGTCTTGTAGTATCTCTTCTGATTCCTTATCAAAGTTAAGAACAATTTGATCAAGATCCATCTCTGCATTATTACGTGATAGATCACTCATAGATCCTCTTTGTCTTCTAACGTAATTAACCCAGTTAATAATAGAGGTAGGTGGCGTGTTAAATCTTTTGAGTTGTCCTACTCTCCTAGGCTCTTTAGATTCAACGACTACGAAACGGTTTAGGAACCCGTCTGCAATCCTGCCACCATTTAACGCGCTATAAAAATTCTTAGGAACAGAGAGGCCAACTAATGTTATGGCTGGCTTATGAGTCACTCTGTTCATCATCTGTTCTTTATAGTTTTCTTGTACATTCATGAGTGAATAGTTGTCAGGTCTTAGAGTACCATGACACCGACCCCATGCTTCCATGAGAGTCTGTATTCCATCTTCTTTGTTAGTGTTACCAGAGGCACCAATTGCTTCTAGTCTCTTACCAAATTCATCCATGATAGTTATCTGAGTAGGTCTCATTTTTAATACAGAATGGACAGCACCACTTGATGTATAACCATCTCCTACAATAAGCTTTTCATGGTCTGAGGCATTCAATACGCTTTCCACAAATGTCTTAATGTTTTCTTTACCTTGACCCGACTTAGCAATACCCATGAAATACATAGAAGAAAAGTTATTCATATTAGTTCTATAAATTCTGCCACAAACAACACTAGTAAGAGCAAGTGCTCCAACAAGCGAAAGTTCTGGTTGAGGTACCTGTGCAATCTCTTCACAAAACTTAAACATGTCTTTAAGTAAACCTGGTGGATTAAATAAATCTTTTGGTTTTTGTATAGTTGCTGATGCTTGTATAAACAATGGTGCTATCTTATTTTTTCTATCATGTGTGTTTTTAACACTCTCTACAACACAATCTATTTCGTCCTGTGGCAAGGGTGGATTGTTATTTTTGTTCCAGTTTTGTAGAAAGATTTTTACAAATTCTGTGTTGACGGTTTTAGATATAAGGTACCCTGCTATTCTAGCAGCCCCATCATTTCTAGATCCTTCCAATACTCCTTCCAATGAAAATGGAGCTGTTTGCACTCCTGTTTCTGTTTTTGGTACGCCTGTTATTTTCTGAAACTCAACTTCTGTAAAGTCTGGTAAATCGTTATGATCAAATATTTTCCAATCTGGAAAGGTCACTGGTTTATATACTTGGCCGTTAGCATGTCTATTCCAAGGTGCTATTATCAAACCACCCGTGCCTCTAATATCTATTAATCTTTCAATTGGAGTTTCAGTAGTTCGTCTTGTTGCAAAGGTAGTATAGTTCTGTGGATTGTTATAATAGTAATGCATACCTTTACCAGTAATAACTTTAAAAGGACATGCAGGCATATTCTTTTCTACCCAGCCCATAGCCTCAGGAGAGTCTGCATCAACCACAACAAACTTACCACAGATTAAAGCTACCTGTAGGTTGTCTCTGTCCTTAAACCACGATTCTACAAGGTTCCTAGAGGGTCTAGCAACTTTATATTGTTCCCAGCTACCCAAGAACGGAGGTGGTTTTTTGTTAGATCTTTGTAAAGGAACTACATTATAGCCATCATCATAGTAGGCAAGTGCTTGCTCTAAGGATGTGTCGTCCTCAGTTATATTTAACTGAAACACACTAAACTTCTATATCTATAATTTCGTCTATCGAACCATAAATAGATTCAAAGTCTAGTCTTCCCTCTGTTGCTCGTATGATTTGTTTTGCTTGCGCAATAGACGGTTGTCTATAACCATACCTCCAAGACTTACAAGATGCTTCAGAGCAATTAAATTTCTCTGCTGCGTCTTTGTGTCCTAGAAAAGTTATGTAATCTTGCAGATTATATTTAATAACTTGCCTATCTGTGTACTTAGGTTTTACACCCATAATTTCAAGCTCCTTGAGTTTTTTGACTGCAATAGTTTTTATTCTAAAATAATAATTTGCTTGCCAAATAGTTTCTTCTTTATTAATCATTTTACTTCTCCGATATAATGTATTTTACACATTGTAGTTAAGTAGTGTATAATTTACAAGTTAAATATAACACTACAAAGAGGAGTAGACATGGAAATACAAAATAGAATAGTATCTCCGCAACAGTTAGTCCAGAATCAAGGTGCTAAAATCTTGGTATATGGAATGGCTGGTTCGGGTAAAACAACTTTAGCTGTAACGGCACCAGGCAAGGTACTTGTAATAAGTGCTGAAGCTGGTTTGTTATCTATCAAAGATGCAAAAAACGTGCAGGCTATAGAAGTAAAGGAGGCGTCTGAAGTTATGGAACTACACGATGCTTTAAAGTCTGGAAAATTACAATATGACACAGTGTGCTTAGATTCAGTTTCTGAAATAAGCGAGATCTTGTTGACATGGGAGAAATCTCGTACAAAAGATCCACGTATGGCCTATGGTAATGTTCAGGAATCTGTAACAAATTTAATGCGTGCATTTAGAGATCTAAATATGCATGTGTTGTTTCTTTGTAAAGAAGATACAGTAAATGATGACGGCATACTAAGACACGCACCAAAGATGGTCGGGACTAAGTTAGGCGAATCAATTACATACTTCTTTGATGAAGTTCTTGCTCTACGTATTATCGAAGATCAAGATGAGGACGGTAAAAACGTTCAAACTAGATGGCTACAAACTACTTTCGGTCAAGGCTATAAAGCTAAAGACAGAAGTGGCAAACTTGAAAACTTTGAAAAGCCAAATATAACTGCTCTAATTGAGAAATTAGGGTTTACATTAACAAACGACAATAAAGGAGAAGCAAATGTCTGATTTTAGTGATGTAGAATTTTTTGAAAATATAGAGGAAGTGTCTGTTGGCGCACCTCTAGCACCAGATGGAGAACATAATGCCAAGGTTATTGCTACTGACAAATACAAGTCAAAAGCAGGTAACTGGACGCTGAAGGTAACATTCCAACTAGATGGCGGTAAGTATCGTGATCATAATGAGTGGTATAACCTGTGGTCTACTAACGAAGATAACAAAAGAATAAGCACGGAGATATTTACTAGGCTTACTTTGGCTGCTGGATATAAAAAATACCCAGAAGATCACAGCGACTTTGTTGGTAAGAAACTAAAGCTTAAGACTGAACAAATAAGTGATCAGTTTGAAGGTGATAATGGCGTAGTAAATACTATGAAGACTAAGATCCGATTGTATTTGCCACTAGATGATGATGGTATGTCTATACCTAAAGAGGCTATTCCTCCTTTCTAAGGGGGATATGAAACTAAGGGGCGTTGAGCCCCTTTTTTTTATTTCTTAAACGTTGAATACGCTGATAATAAGAACAATGCAATTATGGTGTAAAGAACTATTTCATTCATTAAACTTCTCCTTGTGGTAGCTGTATGACTCCCAATCCTCCTTCGACATTATCTGTTGAATCTCATCCGCTTCTCTAAATTTAGATTTCTTGAAAGTCCTTCTAATGCTATAAATATTATATTTTCTTTTAAGCTTTCTAATGGCCTCTTGGTGATCAATCTCTTTACTCATGTCTTGTCCTTATATTCTTCTCGTAGTTCTGGGAACTCAGATAGGTAACGGGTTAGTATATGTTTGTTCTCTCCA